TTTTTTATTTTGTGATGGTTAAATTATGGAGTCATTTTAAAATGTCTAAACAAAACTTGCTGTTGAAGCACCTTAATGCTGGTAAAGCATTCACCGCAAAGCAGATCTCTGCTTCTTTCGGTATCGCTCAACCAGCGTCCACAATCCGTAACTTGCGCGAGCAAGGCTACTGTGTTTACTCTAACCCAGCAGTGGTTAATGGTACTGAAGTAGTTAAGTATCGCATTGGTAAACCAACTCGTGCTATGGTTGCTCTTGCTGCAGCTGTGCGTGGTTCTTCTGTATTTACTCGTACAGTCTAATTAAGTGAGTTATAAATGGGCATTCTTCGGAGTGCTCATTTGTCGTTTCATTTGGAGATAATATGGCAACTGATACAAAAGCAAAAATTGATGCTATCAAAGCATCGCAAAATGCCACAACAGGTGGTAGAAAATTTGATGGTGGTAAACTACAATATGGTTTACTGCCACCACTTGCATTAAAAGCAACTGTAGAAATTCTAACATTTGGTGCGGAGAAATACGAACCAGATAATTGGAAGAATGTTCCTGACTCAAAACGTAGATACTTTGACGCAATGCAAAGACATCTTTGGGCATGGAAAGAGGGAGAACAAGATGATCCCGAAACTGGAAAGAACCATTTGGCGCATTCAATGTGTTGTCTAATGTTCTTATATGAACACGATGTAAAGTATTCTGTTGAAAAATAAATTTGACATATACTTGATTTTGGGGTATAATTATTATACATATATTATGTTAATTGAAAAAGGAAATCTAAATGAAACTATCTAAAGAAACCGTAGGATTGATCAAGAACTTTGCTGGTATTAACAGCAATCTACTTTTAAAGTCTGGTAATAAACTAGCCACTATCTCGGCTCAGAAAAACGTAATGGCTGATGCAGTTGTTACTGAAACATTCCCCGACTTTGGTATCTACGACCTCAATGAGTTCCTCGGTGCTATGTCTTTGTTCGAAGATCCAGAATTGACATTCAATGAGAAGTGGGTAACGATCGAACAAGGTGGTAACAGCATCAAGTATTTCGCAGCTGACGCAAGTGTTCTAACTGCTCCGCAAAAAGCAATTACCTTCCCTGATGCAGAAATTGAATTCCCTATGAGTGCTAATATGCTCAGTATGATTCAACGTACTGCTTCTGTTCTTCGTGCTTCTGATGTATCAATCGTTGGCGATGGTTCGACTATTGCTGTAGTTGTTGGTGATAAAAAGAATGCCACTGGTAATTCTTATAACTCTGCAGTGGGCGCAACTGAGAAGAAGTTTAAAGTTAATTTGAAGGTAGAAAACCTAAAGATGATTCCAGGTGACTATCAAGTGTCAATTTCCAGCAAGAAGATCTCTCGCTTCAAAGGTGCTGGCGATTTAGTTTATTACGTTGCAGTTGAAGCAGATTCTACATTTGAAGTTTAATTTGAAAGTTCTATATTATGAAACGGAAACACATAGAAAGTCCACGTGTTAATCGTAAGGTTTTACCTAAAGAAGAATTATATACAATTGATTTAGAAACAGGTAAAACAATACCGAAACTTGTTTGGTGTGATTATCATAAAGAATGGGAATGGGTTGCTAATTTCTATACAGAAAGTCAGAAGAAAGCAAAACACCCCAATGATGTTAGGAATATGTGTATCCCTGCATGGGATTCAGTAAAAGGTAAAGTTGATTTAGATAAACCAATAAACACTAGACCCAAGCAAGAAGAATCTCTTGCAACCCTTATTATGTTTATGGAGTAAGTGATGATTGAATTTCGTGATGACCAGTTTCTGTGGGTTGAGAAGTATCGTCCACAGAAAATAGATGAGTGTGTTCTTCCTGAATCTTTAAAGGATACTTTCAAGCAGTATATCGCCCAAGGCGAACTACCCCACTTTCTTCTTTCGGGAACAGCTGGCGTAGGTAAAACTACCGTAGCAAAAGCACTGTGTAATGAGATTGGTGCTGATTATATTATGATAAATGGTTCAGAGGAATCAGGTATTGATACCCTCCGAACTAAGATTAAGGGATTTGCATCAACAGTATCTCTTACTGACTCACCAAAGATTATTATTATTGATGAAGCAGATTACCTTCAAGCCAACTCTACTCAGCCAGCATTACGTAGTTTCATTGAAGAGTTCTCTGCTAATTGTCGCTTTATCTTTACTTGTAACTTTAAGAATCGTATCTTAGAAGCGATTCATTCTCGTTGTGCGTGTATTGATTTTAAGATTGATAATAAAGATAAGCAGGTTCTGCTTGGTCTATTCTTTAAACGTGCTACGCAGATTCTCAAACAAGAGAATGTAGACTTCGATCAGAAAGTAGTTGCCGAGTTAATCACCAAACACTTTCCAGATTACCGTAGGGTTCTAAACGAACTTCAGCGTTATAGTGTTTCTGGTAAGATTGATTCTGGTATCTTAGTCAACATGAGTCAGGAATCTTTCAAAGATCTAATTAAGATGATGAAAGAAAAAGACTTTACTAATGTCCGTAAATGGGTAGGTAAAAATTCTGATTCAGATACGGTAGCATTGTTCCGTGAACTATATGACACTTCTGTAATTTACATGGCTCCAGAAAGTATTCCTCAACTTGTTTTAATTTTAGCAGACTATCAATACAAAGCAGCATTTGTGGCTGATCACGAACTAAATATTATGGCAGCATTGACCGAGGTAATGGCCAATGTTAAATTCAAATGAGGATGCCATGGAATTTATTGATTACGTAACATATGTAGTAGTGTGGGTATTGGGCGCAGTATATGGATGGCATGCAAGAGAACGCCAAGCCAGAAGAACTATTGACAGATTCTTTTCTGAGGTTGAGGTTCCTGTTGGTGAACAAGTTAATGACTCAGTAATCCCAATTAAGATTGATCGCCATAATGGTGTCTTTTTTGTTTACAATAAAGAAACTGAAGAGTTTATGGGTCAGGGTAATACTAAACAAGATTTAGAAGTTACTCTTGCAAAAAGATTTCCTGATAAGAAGTTTGCAGCAGATAAAGAAAGCCTGAAGGTTCTCCATGAGTCCCTTTGATTTTTTAAATGCTATAAATTCAACCAAAGAAAATCTATTTGAAAAGGATCCGCAAGCAGGTAAGGATTATAAACCTTTCCTAATAAATAGAGGGTTATCGTATTTTCCCGATACTGTCCTTTATGCTAACCAGATGAATCAACATGCTGGTTTGGATAAGGATATGCAGTTTTTCTTTTTCCTAAATATTATCACAAGGAAGAAGAGGTTTAGTAAGTGGTCCAAAAAGGATGCTGCAACTGAATCTCTTGAACTTGTTAAAGAGTATTATGGGTATTCAAGTGAGAAAGCAGCAGAAGCACTTAAAGTGTTGTCTGAAGAGAACTTGATTATGATAAAAGAAAAATTATACAAAGGTGGAAAATCATGACTGTTGAAATGATTTATTACGACTGGACGCCAGAGTCCATGCTTGAAGTGAGTTTACCTGAACCTGATAACTTTCTAAAGGTTCGCGAAACTTTGACACGCATTGGCATTGCTTCTAGGAAAGAAAACAAACTGTACCAATCTTGCCATATCCTGCATAAGCAGGGTAGGTATTTTATCGTTCACTTCAAAGAACTATTTGCTTTGGACGGTAAAGAATCGAATATCACTGCAGGTGATATTGAGCGTAGGAATGCGATAGCTGGTTTGCTTCAGGATTGGGATCTGCTAAAGATCCTAAATAATTCCCAAGCCGACCAGAAAGCATCTCTGTCGCAAATTAAAGTTGTATCTTTCAAAGAGAAAGAACAATGGGAATTAGTACCGAAATATAACATAGGAAAAAAATCAAAATGATTAAACTTGAACTTGAAATTAATGAAGTAAACATGATTCTTGCAGTGTTGGGTAAACATCCTTTCGAGGAAGTTGCTAATCTAGTTGTTAAAATTAAACAACAAGGCGACCCACAAGCTGAAGCAATTGTTGCTGCACAAGCAACAGCTGACAAAGCATCAGCTGCAGCTGAACTACCAGCTGCATAAAGTATTCACCTTAGGACCGCTAAGTTACGAATCGTATTAAAGCTGATGATACGTTAAGTCATCGCTGGAAACAGTAACCAGCATTTTAGTATCTTGCCTTCGGGGAGATAAATTTTACTACTCGCTTAATAGGAGCAAAACAATGTTGAATAACATTAACACAGCCATCGATTCCTTCCAAGGAATCAAAACTAAATTCGTTGAGACCTACGTCAAAAACGAAGAACTCAAAAAACCCCTCAATGCTTTTATTGCTGCACAATCTTTCTTTGCGAAGAATGTAGCTAAATCGTATAATGACTTCTTCACTGCCTTGGGTATGTCCGCATATACCTTTGATGCGAAGAAAGCATTCACTAAAGAATAAGGGGACGACAATGACACATCTAACATTATTTGGTCCAGGATTTAAGGACTTTGATAAATTCTTTGTCGGCTTTGAAGATCACGCAAAACAGTTACAGTCTTTGCACGCTGATCTAACTAAAAACATTCCAAACTACCCACCATATAATATTCGTAAGAATAGTGAGAACTCATACACAATCGAAATCGCAGTTGCTGGTTTTGGTGAGTCTGAGATCGATGTTGAGATTGATGGCGGTAAGTTGATTGTCAAGGGTAATGTTGATGCAGCTACTGATGCGCTACAAGATAACTTCTTGTTCAAAGGTATTGCTACTCGTGCGTTTACTCGTGCGTTTGCCATCGATGATCACATTGAAGTCAAGAACGCAGAACTATTCAATGGTATGCTTAAGATCGCTTTGGAGCGTTTAGTTCCAGAAGAACAAAAGCCAAAGAAAGTTAAAGTAAAGACTGCAGGTAAAAAACAATTCTTACAAGAGGACTCATATGACAAAGCTGCTGAAACACTTTAAGGATGTAACCAGTGGGCTATATGAAGGTCTTCTTATGATGAGAAAACATAAAGCCGACAGGTTCAAAAGATTATGACTAACTGGATCCCAATGACAGATGATGATTGGGATTGGGTAAACGGTAAAGCACCGAAACCAACCAAGTAATCATAACAAGCAGGGGGACTTTCGGGTTCCCCTAAATACTTGTTATGATGAAAGCAAAACTATCACCAAACCTAATCTCTTTCTTTCTGGTTCGCAGAGGGAATTGGATGCTCAAGGTATCGGTGTATAAGAATAAACAGATTCTAGTTTTTATGCAACACGTATATGACATGGATAAAATTATTATGCAATATTTTCATGATCAAAACCAAGCAGCAGATTTTATTGAATATATGATAGAGGAATAATATGATTAAAGTTTTTAAACTATTGAATGGTGAAGAGATTATTGCCAAGACTACAGATACTGGTCTTGGATATACATTATCAGATCCTGCTGCAATTGTAATTCAGCAAACAGATAAAGGTGTTGGCGTTGGACTTGCTCCATATATGCCATATGCCGAAAGNGATATTACTTTANACGCTACNGCAATAGCAACTGAAGGTATCCCATCAAAGAATATGGCGAACGAATATAACCGAATCTTCGGGTCGGGTATCGAGGTCGTTCCTGCCAGTGCTTTAAGCGG